ATGGCAAGCCGCGCGTTCTCGACATCAAGCTCCCCGGTTCTCTCGGCAGCATCCTCGCCGAAGTGACGATCTCGAGCGTTGTCTATGATCTGCCGATCGACGGCGGTCTCGCTTTCTCTGCGACCGCTGCTTTGGCATCGAAGCCGGTTCACCGGTTCTAATCGAACTCGGGGCGGATAGGTGACACGCAACCGAAAAGCGGTTTCCTCCCAGAGCCGCCTTCCGCCTCGGGCCTTTCAATCTGGGAGAATGGAGCGTGAAACCATGAAGACGAAGACTGTGGGAGAATATGAAGTCCGCGAGCCGCTTGTCGGCGATATCCGCCCCATCATGGCGATGATGTCGAAAGCACCGGAGGACTTCCAGTTCGAGCTTGCGAAGCGTTGCATCTTTAAGGACGGTGGCGCGATCGGCGATGCGATCGCTGCGATCCCGTTCAGCCAATACGTACCGCTGATGACGGCTGTCATGGAGGTGTCTGGCTTCTCGACGCCGAGTGATGAGGGAAACGATTAACGCCGGTTGAGTTGTCGCTGTTTCAACTCGCGGAGAACTTAGGGATGACGGTCTACGAGATGGGTTCGAAGATGCCGACATCCGAGTTCCACGACTGGCTGGCGTTCTATGCAAACCGCGCCGAAGAACGGAAGCGGGCTGAAAAGCCTCAATCCAATAATCTGTTGGCGCTCAATCCCGAAGATCTAGCAAGGGCTTTTACGGCATGAGTGACGGCGGATCGTTCAAGATCAAAGGCGCTGACGTTCTCAAGCAGATCCTTGCTCAGTTTCCACCCGCTGTTGAAAAGCGGGCGGTCAATACGGGGCTCGGCAAAGCGGGAGGTCGTCTTCGGACTTATTTCCGCCGCGCCGCGCCCCGTGTTGACGGGACGCTGCGAAAGTCGATTGGCATCAAACGGGATCGCAAGACCGGCAAGGTGAAGGTCGGCTTGATGACGAGGTTCTATTACAAAGTCCTCAGCTATGGCCGAAAGTCATACATGCGCCGCGCATCGACCCGCAACGGCGTTCAGAAGCCGACGAAACACAAATGGTCTGGCTCCGATATGTCGAACAAGTTCATCGAGCAGACATGGTATTCGAAACGCGCTGAGATCGCGCAGATGATCATCGACGAAGCACGTCGAGCGATCGAGATCGAGGCTGGTAAAATGGCGGCTCGCAGCCGGTCGGTGAAGTAATGGCTGAACTCGCGCAACTTGCTGTAAGCCTCGAACTTCAAACCGCTGCGTTCCAGAAGGGCTTCGCCGATGCGACCGCATCGATGAACCGCTTCGAGGCGCAGGGTCGCAAGCTCAATCAATCTGTCAGCCAGATGTCGTCGGCGCTTGGCGGGATTGCGAAGGCTGCGGCGGGTGCTGTTGCGGCGTTCGCGAGCTTCTCGACGCTCAACAATATCGTGACGGGTGCGGAGAAGGTCGCCACGCTAAAGGCTTCCTTTGAGGCGCTGCTAGGATCTGGCGAGCGCGCTGCTGACATGATGACCCGTGTCGTCTCTGTCGCTCAGAAGACAGGCTCCCCGCTCGATGGGGTTGCCGAAGCAACGCAGCGCCTGAGCGTTGCGCTGGCAGAGGTCGGCGCATCCAATGCCCAGATCTCGACGATCGCCGAGACGTTCATCAAACTCGGCAAGGTCAGCGGATCATCGATGGCTGACGTGAACGGGGCGCTCGTTCAGTTCGCGCAGGGCCTATCGTCTGGCAAGCTACAGGGCGACGAGCTTCGATCGATCATGGAGCGGGTTCCGCTGGTCGTTCAGTTGATCGCCAAGGAGATGGGCGTCTCGACGGGCGAAGTGAAGAAGCTCGGCGCGGAAGGAAAGATCACCGCCGAGATCATGGCGAACTCGCTTCTCAAAGCGGCAAGCAACGTCAATGAACAATTCGCCAAGCTCCCGCTGACGAGCGAACAAGCTTTCAACAAGATGCAGACGGCGGCAACGCAACTTGCTGTTGAACTCGATAAAGCCTTCAACTTCTCAGGGGCGAAGATCACCGGCCTCGATGCGATCGCAAGCGGGTTGCAGAACCTTGGTCGGTTCGTCCTCGATGTGAAAGCGGCATGGGATAGCCTCGGCTTCGAAGACAAGCTTCTGGCAGCGGCAACGGCGGTTTCGGCGCTTGCTGTGACGTTCTCCGGTCCTCTAGTCGCCGGGATCACAGCGGTGACGGCGGTCCTTGCTGCTAACCCGTTCGGCGCTTTTGCTGTTGCGGCGGCAGCGGCGGCTGTTCTGGTGATCGCAAACTGGGACAAGGTGAAGGCCTTCTTTGAGTTCGGTCTGCCGCAGGGTCTGGCTACGCTGAACGCTGCATGGAATTCGGCGATGTCGAATATCCTGAGCGTGACGCAGAACGTCGTCAGCAGCATCGTCAAGTTCTTCGGATCAGGCGTCAACACGATCATCGAACAGGTTAACTCTCTCGGCGGTATCGGCGAGAAGTTCGGCGTAGGCTTCAAGCTCGATAAGGTCGCCGAGGAGTTCACGGGCCTCTCGACGAAGATCGACGAGTTCAACGCAAAGGCGATCAGCTCTGGCGAGGTCGCGAAGGCGTATGGAGATCTGTGGGAAGGCGCGCAGAACCGCATCAAGCAGTCAGGCATCGAGGCAGCGAACGAGACCGAAGCCGGTGCCATCAAGATCAAGGGCGCGACGGAAGGCATCGCAGCGGCTGGCAAGAGCGGAGCCGATAGCCTCGACGCTCTGCGGCAGAAAGCTCTTGCGATCCGCGAAAGCATCGATCCGGCGCTGGCTCTCAAGAACGCGATTTCTGAACTCGATACGATGCTGAAGGCGGGCCTTCTGTCGTGGGAGGAATATGGCCAAGCGGTCGAGAAGGCGAAAGAGAAGATCAACGGCGGAGACAGCATCAAGTCATCGATCGATGACATCAAGGACGCTGTGACGGGTTTTGCGAAAGAGTTCACGGATAAGCTTGTCGACAGCATCTTCGAAGGGAAGATGAACTTCGAGAAGTTTGCGACCGACATCGCCAAGACCATCATCAAGACGCTGCTCAACAAGCAGGTGCAGACCTTCATCAACCTGATCACGAAGGGCTTTGAAGGCGGCGGCGGCTCTGGCGGTCTCGGCGGTCTGTTTGGCGGCATCTTTGGTGGCGGCAGTTCTGGGTTCGGCCCCGGCACGTCCGGCTTCTGGGCCAAGGGCGGAGCGTTTAACAACGGCGTCGAGTTCTTCGCAAACGGCGGCATCGTCGGAGCAAGAACTGCCTTCGGTATGGCTGGCGGTCGCATCGGGATCATGGGCGAGGCTGGACCTGAGGCCATCGTCCCACTGCGGCGATCGGCTAGCGGCGATCTCGGCGTCCGGTCCTCTCCGGTTGTGGTGAACGTGATCAATCAAGCGGGTGTTCAGGTTGAGACGACCGAGAAGGAAGACCCGAACGGTCAGAAGACGATCTTGATGATGATCCGCCGCGAAGTCGGGCAAGCAATTAACGATGGTTCATACGACAAGCAATTCCGTGGCGCTTACGGATTAACGAGGCAGGGTTACTGATGGCCATTCAAGTTGCAGCGCGACCCGCATCGATCTCCGGATGCTTCCAATCGTGGAGCGAGAAGCAAGTCCCGAACACGATCCGGACCGAGATGGAGAACGGCACGGTTAAGGTCCGTCGGCGCACGACAGGCATCTTCCGTCAGGCTGATGTGAGTGTGACGCTGAAGGGCGATGTCTATCAGGACTTTGTCGATTGGTGGAATGTTAACTGCCAGCAAGGCGCGATCCCGACGAAGGTGATCACGCCTTATGGCGCCGAGGAGGTCTGGCGGATGAGCGAGCCCCCGGCGATCGAATGGTTGCAGGGCTCGCCGAATGCGGCGTTCCGCGCATCGATGAAGCTCGAGCGGTTGCCGGAGTTCCCCTGATGCCGATCAGCGCGCAGAACGCTCGATATGTTTTTGACCCGTCGACAGATGCGGCGTTCTTCTTTCTGTTGACGGTATGGACGCCGGGCGATCCTGAAATCCATCTCGTTAACAACCTCGAGCCGGTGACGAGCCGGGGCATCACGTTTGAGCCTTATCCGTTCAGCCTCACGCTACCGAACGACGACACGACGAAGACGCCGACTGTGACGCTGACCATCGACAACGTGGATCGGAGGCTGATCGAGCTGATCCGTGGGTTGCCAACCGCTCCGAATGTGAAGGTGGAACTTGTCACGAATAAGTTCCCTGATCTGGTTGAGCGCGAGATCGACTATCTCAAAGTGAGGACGGTCGACTATGACGCCTTCCGGATCACGTTCACGCTGGAAATCCAGAACGTGATGGCTCGCCAGTTCCCTGCGGGGAGCTATGACCCCGTGCAATTCTCGGATTTATTTTACTAGCATGACAGACCTCTCGCGATATATCGGCATCCCATATAGGACCGGCGCTCGAGGGCCGGATGCGGTCGATTGCGCCGGGCTGGTGATGGCGTTCTATCGGGGCGAGCTAGGCATCGAGCTCCCGGCCATTTTCTACGGCGAGGACGTAACTCATGACCACTTAGCTGACATAGCGCAGGACGGAATGCGGTCGGGTCAATGGATCAAAATTGATCAACCTTCGGTCGGCGATGTGTTAGTCTTTCGCATGTTTGGCCAACCGACCCATGTCGGGGTCTATATCGGCGGCGATGACTTCCTGCACTCGGTCGAGGGGAAGGATAGCTGCATCGAGAGGGTTTCGTCGTGGGGTTCAAGGCTCATCGGGGTTCTGAGATGGCACACGCGGCAGTAAGCCTCAAAACTCTGACCAATGACGAACGGCTGCTGATCACTTGCCCAGCGGGGCTGACGATTGGCGAGCTGATGGACGAGGCAAAAGTCCCGCTCGATCTGCGCGGCTATATCTTGCCGCTGAACCATGGCCTCCCGATCCGCGATCTTGCCTATGTGACCCGCCCGGGCGACCGCATCACGTTCTGCGTTATGCCGCAGGGAAAGGGCGGCGGGCAGATCCTCGCCGCCGTCGCGATGATCGCTCTTGCCGTCGTCGCGCCTTATCTCGGCGGCTTGGCCGCTGGCGCATTGCTCGGCACGACGACCGGCGCGGCTTACACCTTTGCGTCGTCGGCGATCGCGCTTGGCATTACGATGATCGGGTCGCTTCTTGTCTCGGCGCTCGTTCCTCCGCCGAGCGTGGCGAACACCAAGTCTGACTCGGTCGCATCGCCGTTGCAGGAAAGCCCGACCTATTCGGTGACGGGGCAATCCAATCAGGCGCGCAAATATGCGCCGATCCCGCGCATCTATGGGCGGCATCGCTTCTATCCGAACCTCGCCAGCACGCCTCTTATCGATAACGAGGGCAAGACGAGCCGCATCACGGCGCTCTACGACTTTGGCTATGGCGACATCACGGTTCAGGATTTGAAGATTGGCGAGCTCCCGTTCGGGACTATCGCGCCAGATGTTCGCATCCACCAAAACCAGAAGACGCCTCCGCTGCAACTCGTCTCGAAGTCCGTCTCGTATGACCAGCTGCAATATAAGCTCGATAAAGATGTGCCTGTTACGGTTCGGACGAAGGACAAGTCGATCAGCGCGACGATTGATCTGAACTTCCCTCGGGGCCTTGTGCGGTACGATCAATCGGGTGGCCGCGTTGTCGCGACTGCGGCTTTCGAGGTCTACTATCGCAAGCTCGGCGACCCAACATGGACGCGCGTTTCGGCGAGCCAGTTCAGGGGGCTTGATGTTAACGTCGAGCGTGTGGTTTGGTCGACGGCTTACACGAACGGCGTCACAGAATGGATGGAGACGACCTTCCAAGGCGGCTCTAATAAATGGCAAGACGTCGAAATACGCCGTGATGGGGCTTACCTTGGCCGATGGGTTTATGGTATTGGCGGAACTCCGCAAGAGCTGAACATTGGCGGTGTTCAATACCGTAAGGGAAGCGCTCGAGATAGTGTAACAGTAAACGCAAAAGCATCTTACACTAAGTACGAACTGCAATGGGCAACGCCGGTCAATACAGAGTCGACGGTTCTCTCAGCCGCGACCGGCCAGTCTATCACTTGCGCGGTTCATATCACGTTCCCGACGCCGGGCGTTTATGAAATACAAGTTGTTCGCAAGAACGATATCTCGCTGACGAACACGCTCTATAACGAGACATTCCTGACGCTCATCAAATCGTTTCGCTCTGGCGATGTCATCAAGCTCGATCAGCCGCACACGATGCTCGAGATGAGCGTTGTTGCCTCGGACAAGATCAGCGGCGCTGTGCAGAACCTTTCGGCGATTTGCATCAGCCGGTTGCGCTGGCACGATGGCACCTCATGGAAAACACCAGAGGAGACGCGGAACCCTGTTTGGATTGCTCTCGATATCCTGACCGGCGCAGCGAACAAGACGCCGCTGCGAGATGATCAACTCGATATGCCGTCATGGTTGAAGCTAGCGGCAATATGCGATCAGCAAGTGACCACGACCGTGAACGGCGTCACGACAACACAAGCGCGCTATATGTGCGATGTGGTGATCGATTTCCGCACCACGGTTCAAGAAGCGATCTCGTCGATCTTGTCGGGTTGCCGGGCGCAGATGATCATCACGGCCAGCGGCAAATATGGCGTCCTCATCGATGCCGAGCAGACCGTCCCGCGTCAGGTCTTCACCCCTGCGAACTCGTGGGGATTTGGCGGGAACCGCTCGTTTACCGATAAGCCACACGCCTTCCGGGTGAAGTTTACCGACCCTGATCTCGCTTGGCAGACGGCAGAGTTCAACGTCTACAATGACGGTTATGACGAGACGAATTCGACGAACTTCGAAGACCTGACGACCTTTGGCATCACGACATACGCGCAAGCCTATCGCTTTGGGCGCTATATGATGGCGCAGGGCATCCATCGGTCGGAAATCTTCTCGATCAAGACGGACGTCGAGAACCTCGCAGTGCAACGCGGCGAGCTTGTCCATGTCGCGCACGATGTCCCGAAGGTCGGCGGCATGTATGCGCGCGTCAAAGGGATCACCGGAAGCCAGATCGTGATCGATCAGCAAGTCGCGTTTGTCGTTACATCTTACACAGTACGGTTGAGCGATGGGACGATCCGAAGCGGTGCTATAACTTCAACGGTCGATGGTTCGACCTTCGACCTCGATAACGTAACGGGCATCGAGACGGGCGATCTGATTGTTGTCGGCGAGACAGACCGCGTTGTCGGCAAGTATTTGGTCTTCGAGATCAGCCCCGGCGTCGATCTGACGG